AAGTGAACAGGAATTTAAAACACCGCTTGGAATTTTTGACACACTAGATTAACAACAACGCAAACAGTAGCAAGACGAAGAAAAACGAAATCACCCACCCGGCTCCCGGGCAGACCGGAGGCGGGAGGCCGCCAACAAGAAGAAGGATCAGAAGCAATGAAGAGACAACTGCCTGAGATGCCGCCGGGGATTGCGGCGCTGGACGTGGATGACCGGGGCTGGCCGGTGCCGTGGTTCGTGTCGTGGACGCTGGGGGCCCGTGGCCCGGACTTCCGGGTGGTGACGCGGGACAAGGTGGTGACGGCGCTGCGCTTCCGGCTATGCTGGTGCTGCGGCCAGAAGCTCGGGACTGAGGTGGTGTTCGTTGTCGGGCCGATGTGCGGCGTCAACCGGATCAGCAGTGAACCGCCCTCCTGCCACGACTGCGCCGGGTGGGCCGTCCGGGCGTGCCCGTTCCTCCTCAACCCGAACATGCGCCGGATGCCCAGTGAGGACGGGGACCGGGAGGTGGGCGTCATGGTCAAGCGCAACCCTGGCGTGAACCTGCTCTGGGAGACTGGACAGTGGGAGGCGTTCCGGGTTGAAGGGGGCGTGCTCATCGACCTCGGGGACCCGACCAACGTGGCCTGGATCAGGGAGGGCCGCAACGCGACCCGGGAGGAGGTTGACGACAGCATCGTCGGGGGCATCGGACAGCTGCGGGACCTCGCCCAGGAGGACGGCCCGGAGGCGATGGCAGAGCTGGCGAGGCGGGAGAGGGCACTGGACTGCCTGAAGCCGGGGGTGGCGGCATGAGGGTGCCTGTGTACTGCGGGGAGACGTTTGAGGCCCTCACAATCATCCGGCTCCGCCCCTGGGCGCTTGAGCTCCTGGACCAGGGGTCTGTGTTCCTCCCAGGCCAACAGAGCGAGGTCAACGAGGTGCGGCGGGACGCACAGCTGGCGGTGATTGAATCAGCCCTGCGCGGGCTTGGGAGGCGGTGATGTTGACTGTTGTTGTTCGGATATGGCGGACTGCCGAGGAGAGCGAGGACCGGGAGCTGCGGGTGAACCGCATGGACCTCGTTGGACAGGTGGCGCTGCTTGGCTTCCAGTTCAGGAACGCCGGGGCGGAGCCCTTGGGCATGGAGGTGCTGGGAATTGTTTGACCTGAAGCGACCGTGTATCAACTGTCCGTTCCGCCGGGGCGTTGGTGAGGGCTTCGGGCTGGGCAGTGACCGCCTGGAGGAGATTGCCGCCGGGAGCGCCTTCCAGTGCCACAAGACAGTGGACTACAAGGCCGGGGACCGTCCCCAACAGTGCGCGGGGCTCATGGCCGTCCTCCGGCGGGAGGGCGAGGACAACCAGATCATGCAGATTGCTGAGCGCCTCCGGGCAGCCCGGTTTGATGACCTTGACCCCCGGGGCGAGGCGTATGCCTCCTGGGCTGAGGTCCTCGCTGCGCATGAAGGCAAGACGGGGTGAGTGGACCCGGAGCCCGGCTGCCCAAGGGACCGTCTTAACTTAGCGGTGGGCCGTCTTAACTTCGGGGTGCCCAAAGGGTGCGAAGTTAAGACGCATAAGTGTATGAGTCCAAACAGAGAATTGCGTCCGTCTTAACTTACTTAACTTTCTTAGGGTGGTTTCACTTCGCCCGACAGGGAAGTTAAGACTGCCCTCCCCTATTTAAGTTAAGAAAGTTAAGTAAGTTAAGTTTTGCCTGGGGGGTCAACTGGTTATGCGGAACGGCTTGCCGCCTGTCTCCTGGGCTAAGTTAAGTAAGTTAAGACGGTTTGGAGTGGCCGTGGGCTGGGGATTGCCTAACTTGCGTTTTGTTGGTATTCTCCCGCGCACGGGAGTTTGCGCCACATGCCACGACAAGATTCACCAAAGACCCCCCAGCAGCAGTCCGGTGTCGGACGGCCCACCACCCTGACCTGGGAGGTGTTCCAGGCCATCTGCGCCCGGGTTGAGGAGACGGGCGTCAAGTACGCCAGCTGCGCCGCCTTTGGCTTCCAGGGCTCCTGGGTCACCACTCGCATCAAGGAGCTTGAGACCCTCGGGCAGCCTGAGTGGCGTGAGCTTTGGGAGGAGAGCCTGGAAATGTTCGCAGACCGGCTTGAGGCAGAGATGGCCCGCAGGGCGATTGACGGATCAGACAAGCCGGTGTTCTACAAGGGCGAGATTGTAGGTCACATCACTGAGTTCAGCGACACCCTCGCCATCACCCTCGCAAAGGCCGTCCGCCCGGAGCGCTTCCGTGACAACGTGAAGCTGGAAGCAGACATCACCGGGGGCGTGCTCCTGGTCCCGCCCAAGATGACGGTGGAGGAGTTCCTGGCCCAGGCATCCAAGCCGTCAGAGGACGCCAGTGACCAGGGAGGCGAGAGCTAAATTGTCTGACCAAGATGACTACCTCAAGAGACTTGAGGCCCGAATTGCCGCCCTGGAGAGCGTGCCCAGCACACGCACACCGGATGACGAGCGCCTCGACAACCTGTTGAGGAAGTTTGCGCGCAGCATCGAGATGACCGCCTGGTTGGGCGGAATGTGTCTGAAGGTCGCACCCGTCATCGCGGCGCTGTGGTTCTTCGGTGAGCAGGCCCTACAGTGGGCCAGGGAGTCAGCGACGCAATGGCTGGGAAGGTAACAGGGAAGGTAGCTGAAGTGGGCAACTCACGTCCGTGGATGTTTCTTGCTGTACTCTGTGCCGCCTACCTTGCCGCGCAGGTCCTCCCCGCGACTCGCCTTGTCTACAACCCGCAGGAGGTGTCGATTGACGGCCAGACCGTCACCCTTGCCCGGAGCTTCCCGGGTGACGCCCTCGGGCTCCCCCGTCCCCGCATCGCCTACCGCGAAACGGTGCGCCCCCTCACGCCTGGTCACAACGGCGGACAGTCCTGCATGGATGAGGGTGGGCCCTTCCGCCGCTACGACACAGCGGAGCCAGTCGGCACCTGGGACATCGCCTGGGCGGAGCCCTGTCTGTCTGACCCCCGGGGCTACGCGTGGCAGGCGACGTGGACCTGGCACTTGGGGGTGTTTACCTTCGGACCCGTCAACCTCACGCAGCGCGTGTTCACAGACCAGGAGCAGCAGCCATGAACGACAACCTTGAGATCAAGCTGATGGAGCGCCGGGACGCCACCCGCTTCCTGGAGGTGCGCCTTGAGTCCGTGCTCAAGCCGGGCGTCATCGCCCTCACGCAGGTCAACGACCAGGGAGAGGAGGGCCGCACCAGCCAGGCTGTCCTTGCCGCCGGGGGAGCGCTGGCTGAGTACCTGGGCCAGTCCTACGGGGACCAGTTCAACAGTGACGACATCGCCAAGGAGGCCCGGGAGCTGTACCGGGAGCTCATGAGCGACATGTGGCAGGCCCTCCACTGATGCCCCTTGATGTCCCCATCGTCTGGGCTCCACAGCCCGGCTCGCAGACAGCATTCCTGCAGTGCCCGCTCTTTGAGGTCCTCTATGAGGGGACCCGGGGGCCGGGCAAGACCGATGCGCTGCTGATGGACTTCGCCATGGACACCGGACAGGGGTTTGGATCGGAGTGGCGGGGCATCCTGTTCCGCAAGAGCTACCCCGAGCTGGCTGACGTGATCAGCAAGTCCAAAAAGTGGTTCAGCCGGATGCGCAACCCTCCCAAGTTCAACGAGGCGAACAGCACCTGGACCTGGCCCGGGGGCGAGCAGCTCCTGCTCCGCCATATGCGGCGCGTGGATGATTACAGCGCCTACCACGGCCACGCCTATCCCTGGATTGGCTTTGAGGAGCTGACGACCTGGGCGACATCCGACTGCTTCACCATCATGCAGTCCTGCTGCCGCTCCACGCACCCGGACGTTGCGGTGCGTGCCCGCGTCCGCTCCACCACCAACCCGTATGGAGTGGGTCACAACTGGGTCAAGGAGCGCTACCGCCTCCCGGTGATGCGGGGCAAGCCCATCGTCAATGCCCGCTCCTCTGACGGGGAGCTGGAGCCCCCGCGCATGGCCATCCACGGCCACATCTATGAGAACCGCATCCTGCTGGACAGCGACCCCAACTACATCAGCCGCATCCGGGTCGCAGCCCGCAATGACGCTGAGCTCCAGGCCTGGCTCCACGGCTCCTGGGACATTGTCGCCGGGGGCATGTTTGATGACGTCTGGGACCGCAAGACCAACGTGGTGGGCAACTTCCCCGCCCGGCTCATCCCCCGGGGCTGGCGCATCGACCGGAGCCTTGACTGGGGCTCCTCCACGCCCTTCTCCGTGGGCTGGTGGCTGGAGAGCAACGGGGAGCCGATTGAGTGGGAGGGCCGCGTGATCGGGCCCATCCGGGGTGACCTCATCCGCTTCTTGGAGTGGTACGGCTGGACCGGCAAGCGCAACGAGGGCGTCAAGATGCTGCCTGACGCGGTGGCGCAGGGGATCAAGGACCGGGAGGAGGACGCAGGGCTCAAGGGACTTGTCCGCCCTGGGCCCGCTGACCACAACATCTACACCAATGACTCCGGCCCAACGGCTGAGAGCATCATGCGCGGCAAGGGCGTCACCTGGGAGCAGGCCAACAAGGGTCCGGGCTCCCGCAAGAACGGCTGGGAGGTGATGCGGCAGATGATGTCCAGCGCCCGGCCCGAGGACGGGGAGGTGGTCCGCACCAAGCCGGGGCTGTTCGTGTGCGACCGCTGTCAGCAGTTCCAGATGACGGTGCCAAGCCTTTCTCGCCTTGACCGCGACATGGATGACATAGATACTGAAGCAGAGGACCACATTGCTGATGAGACACGCTACCGTGTCCGGCGGCAGGACCTCACCGTGCACCGGAGGGTCCAGTGATGGCCGATAAAGACGCAACACCCGCAACGCCCTCCTCCGCCTACGGGCGGATGGCTCCGCGCTGGGCACTGGTCAACAGCCTCCTCGGGGGCACCGAGGCCATGCGGGAGGCAGGAGAGGCGCTGATGCCCAGGCACCAGGAGGAGAGCGAGCCCAGCTGGACGCGCCGCCTGGCCGGGGCCACCCTCCTGAACATGACTGAGATCACCCTGGACATGCTGGCTGGCAAGCCCTTCAGCGACCCTGTCCGCCTGGCGGAGGACGCCCCGCAGCAGCACCAGGACTGGTCTGAGGATGTGGACCTCCAGGGCAACAGCCTGGACGTGTTCGCCCGGCGCTGGTTCCGCGACGGCCTGGC